CCAGACAGGAGGGTCAGGTCGCCTTCCGTCATCTCGACATTGCCTTTGATGACTTGAAGGTCTCCGTGGATGTGTCCATTCCAGTTGCCATCCATGCGAGCAAGGATCGTCCCGCTCCCGTCTTCGAACATGGCATAGACGACCTCGTCACCAACTTGCAGGTTTCCCATCTCGCCACGCAGCCACCACTGGATGGTAAGCGGAAGCGTCACGAGAGAGTCCGCAGTGCACGGAAGCACGCGGGCTGTCGTAGGATTCTCGTCTTTGTCGACCGGAGACTCCTCGATGGTCGAGATGGTGCCCTTCTGGAGCATTTCGAGGTTCGAAAGATTCATCAATATCCCTCCAGGGGCTTTCTCAGCCAGATCTTCGACTTGGTCTTCACGTAGTCATGGCGGACCTGTGTCACGAAGGCTTTGCCGTCCCAGCCGGAGGCGCCTTCCGTGTTCAGCGTCACATTGGAACCAGGAGCAATATCCCGGGCCATGTACTCCGTGTAGATGGTGGCTGTGGTCATGTTCTTGTTCGCATCCCGCAGCAGGTTCTTGGCGAATCGGTTTGCTTCTTCTTCCGAACTCATCGCAAGCGGCAAGACCGTCTTCAGCGCCTTCTTTCCTGCGTCTGAGGAAAACGTGCCGACGGTCGAGCCGTTCTTGACTTCACAGGAGCCAAAGGCTTTGTCTCCGTTGTCCTTGTATTCGAAGTCGTAGCCGTTTGTGATCTTCAGTTCCGTTCCGGCCTGCATCCCTTCCTGGGCACTCTGCGAATACAGGATGATCTGTTCGTCGAAAACGAGAAACGCCACACCTTCAAGGATGCAGCGTTTATAGAGGAAGTCGAAGTCCGGCTCGTTGTTCTGAGTCACGAACTTGTAGGTCTGGTCCTGCAGGCCATAGGTCAGGACTGTGAGACCGTGTGTTTCCGCAATCTCATTGACCAGCTGCAGGAACTTCACCTGCTCCCATGACTTCGAACGCTTATCTTTGACAGTCGGAGGCATGGAATAGGCGCGTAGGGTCAGAAAGCCGGAGGATGGTGTCACGCTGTCAATAAACATGGTGCCCGTCTTGGCGTTTCCATCCTCCACCTTGATTTTGTCGCCCTTCTTCGGGTTCCAGCGCTGCCACAGTTGCCGCGTATCATTCAGCCGGAGCAGGAGCTCATCGGAATGACGTTCCGCGTACATCGTGTGGTAGCACCGGTTCACAGAGATGTCAGGGTAGATGTCCACCCCTTCGTAGATTACTTTCATGCTCATCGCCTCCAGGGCGGCAGAGTTTCAGAGGTCTCGACCTGAGTCGCATCGATGACCGGCACTTTCAGCACTTCGCCACCTTCGAAGATGACCGTGTCGATGTAGTCCCGGTTCGCGTCGATGAGAAGCGAGCTCATGCGTTCCTCGTTATAGGCCGCAATGGCGATAGAGTCCCAGGTGTCCCCACCCTGTGCAATGTACTCAATAGAGCCCAGCACCTGCAGTGACATAGGAACCCTCCTCTCTGGCTTCCAGTTCTCTCAGAACGTAGTCAATGAATTCCGGACCGAGGTCACGGAGGATCTTCATGAGTTTGTTCTCATCCAGTTTCTCGCCGGTCTTCGTCTCGACATTGATGGTCGGACTGAAGGTGATGCCGCCCATATTTACGGAACTTCGGTTGTGGATGTTCCCACCGCCTCCGGAGAGTTCCGGAGTCAAACCGCGACCACCCTTGAGGGTGAAGGAGTCCATCCCGCTCAGTTCACTGTAAGAGCGGGGGCCGGTGTTCGACATGTCACTTGCAGACGCTCCGAGCATCTTACCAGCTCTCGCCCAGTATGCAATGTTCTCTTTGCGGTAGCGTGGGTTAAAGGACAGGACCGCCTCGACCGGATACCGCGGGTCTTCACCGGCGATGGTGACGCCACGTGTGAAGCCGCCCTTGGCTTTGCCGTCCACCTTGGAACTGGAAATCTTTTCTTTGATGTTCTTCGCGATATTGATTGTCGCCGTAATCGGGTGAGCAAATGCGTTCCTGATCTGTGCGAGCTTCTGCGCCACCCAAGTTGCGATTTCTGTCAGCTTATTGACGAATACCTGCTTCACATTTTGTAAAGCTCCACGAGCCGCAGAAGCGGCGCTTGCGAGTTTCTCTCGAATGATGTTCGGAATGATAACGAAGCGAATGATGACCAGCTTGACGATTACAGAGAGGATCGTGCTGAAGAAGTTCTTGATTGCATTCAGTTTCGCGACAGCCCATGCCTTCGCCTGTTCCATCTTCTGCGAAATGATAGACGGAATCTGGCCGAAAGTTTCGGAGGTCTTCGTCTTCAGTTCGGTCCACTTCGTGACGACCCACTCTTTCAGTTGGGACGCCTTCGCTTTGATGGTATCCCAGTTCTTATAGAGCGCAACACCGATTGCAACCAGAGCAGCAACTGCAGCAACGACCCCGAGAACGACCGGATTGGCACCGGCGATTAAGCCGATCAGCTTTCCGGCTCCCGTGGCAAGTTTTGCTACTCGCCCAGCAAGCTGGAACCCTGTTGTCAAGGCCTTGAAGGTTTGGAAGGTTTTTATCAACTTCCCGGCACCGATGAACAGTTTTCCACCTATGGTCAGAAGAGGTCCGGCGGCAGCCGCCACAGCTGCGAATTTGATTATCATTTCCTTCTGCCCGTCGGAAAGGCCTTGGAACTTTTCAGACAGTTTCGTTACAAACCCGGAAACTTTCTCAATGGTCGGGCCAAAGACATCGAGGAGTGTGGTCCCCATCGAGATGCCGATATTCATGAGGCTGTTCTTCAACTTCTTCATCTTCGCCTCGGTCGTCTCTGCCATTGTAGCGGCAGCCTTAGCCGTGGCTCCGGAAGAATTCTGCATCTGCTTTAGAGTCTTGTTGTAATCAGCACCTGCGTTCTTGATGGTTTCCGCTGCCTTGGAGGCATTGGCGTTGCTCCACAGATCCGAGAACTGTGTACCAGTCTTCTCAGCGTATCCTTGGAGTGTCTGAAGGACATCACCGACAGATTCACCGGATTCCATCAATTCCTTGAAGGACTTTCCTGTTTCCTGCTTCAGGATTTTGGAGACGTTCGAGCTACTCTTGCCGAGCTCGTTAAACATAGAATTGACGTAGGTCGTTGCAACTCTCGTCTTCACGCCTCGTGCAGTCAGTGTGGCATAGGATGCGCCGACATCTTCCAGAGAGACCTTGAAGGCGTTTGCCGTCGGAATAACCTTGCCGATGGAACCGGACAGTTCG